AAAACAATAGATGAATTTATACAGTTAGACGATAAACTTCATTATATTTGGGTAATATTTGTTGAGTTATTTAATGCTACAGGTGGCGAGATAACTTACAGTGAAATTAAAGCATACTCAGAGTTTCATGCTGTTTTAAAGCCTTTTGAGATTAAAGCAATTATGACTATTAATAACGAGAAGAAGAACGCCAATGGCTGAAATCGCAAAACTAGGAATACAGGTAGACTCTAAAGGCGTTGTTAAGGCTAACGAGAACCTAAGTAAGTTAAAAAAGAGAGGCTCTGCCGCTGAAAAGTCAACGAAAAAACTATCTAAATCATTTAAATTATTAAGTTTTTCAGCTAAAGCTTCAGCAGTTGCGCTTACTGGACTTTTAGTTTCATCTGTAATACGTAACACAATAGAGCAAGAAAGGGTTACAGCACAGCTTAATCAAACACTAAAAACAACGGGCCGTTTTTCAATACAAACGTCTGAATCTTTACTAGCTTTAGCGGCCAACCTGCAAAAAGTTAGCACGTTTGGTGATGAAGCGATCATTGCTAGTTTAGCTCTTTTAGCTACGTTCGAGAATATATCTGTAGGTGCGTTACCCCGCGCACAACGCGCAGTTCTTGACATGGCAACGGTTATGGGGACAGACCTTAAGTCAGCTGTAATTCAAGTGGGTAAGGCGCTTGATGACCCTATTCTAGGAATGAGTGCTCTATCTAGATCGGGTATTACATTTACTGATGCTCAAAAGGCTATGGCTAAAGAGCTTGTAGCCACTGGTGACTTAGTTGGCGCTCAGAATATCGTATTTGATAAGCTTGAAGTTCAGATGAAAGGAAGTGCTAAAGCCGCTAGAGATACTTTAGGCGGATCATTGAAAGCTTTAGGTAATGCGTTCGGCGATTTACTTGAGGCCGATGGAGGCTCACCAAATGCCGCAACACAATCAATTAATGAGTTAACCGACACTCTAAACGATCCTTCCATTAAAACAGGATTTCAAGATTTCGTCACAGGGATATTAAAAGTCGCCAACGCGGCAGCTACGGCGATAGGGTTTATCAGCAGATTTGGAAGCACCATTAATAGCCTTTTTCAGAGCGATAAAGAGAAGGCTGCTCTCTTTGAGTCTCTATCGCTAGCTGATAAAATTATAGCAACACAAAAAAAGATTGCAGATACAGAAAAGTCATTAAAAATTATTGGGCAGGGTTCGTCGAACTTAACTTCTCAAGTTAGGTTGAATGAAGAAGTTAGGTTGAAGGAATCTATAGCACTTTTAATTGAACTTCAAAAGTTACAAAAAGATATAACAGGCACAGGCACAGGCACAGGCACAGGCACATCCCCACCCACTTCTAATGAGGGTGTCGCTAAACCTAGCCCGATTACCCAGTTTTACATTGACGAGGACATCAAAATATTTGATGTTCTAGACGGAATAAAAGCACGCTATGTAGAACTTGAGTCCCAATCAGATTCATTAAATCAAACATTACGTACACCGTTAGAAATATTCAATGAAGAAATAGCGCTGCTTAAAGAACTATCAGAGACTACAGATAAAAGAACAAACGAAGCACTCTTATCTGACGAAGGGTTTACCAGAGGCAAAATCGCAGCTCAAGAAAGGCTTGATTCTGCATTAATGAAAACCACAACCATTTTTGATGAATTAAAATCAGCAACAGACGGGTGGGCGCGATCATTTTCAGAAGCTATTGTCGAAGGCACTGGAACTTTTAAAGACTTCGCAGAAAGTATTATTAAACAGATGCAGAAAATTGCTATACAGCAAGCATCACAACCTTTGTTTGATGCTTTCGGAGGTTTTGTTACAGAATCTATAGGTGGGTTATTTAGTAAAGGGATTGGAGTTAAAGAAGAGTTGGCTCACGGAACTGACTTTGCTAAAGGTGGGTCTACTTTAGTAGGTGAATTGGGTCCAGAGATAGTAAATTTACCTCGCGGCTCTCAAGTCATACCCAACAACAAGATAGGCGGTAGCGGTGCCAATATAAGTGTATCTGTAAATGTTGACGCGCAAGGCGCAAGCACAAGCGGCGATCAGGATGGTAAAGTTCTTGGAAGCATGATAGGCGCAGCGGTTCGCTCAGTGTTGATTGAAGAAAGCCGACCAGGAGGTATGTTAGCGTGACAACTTTTACTGCTATACCATCAACTGGTGTTAATTTAACGAACGCATTTAAAGTTAATACAGCCCAATTTGGTGACGGTTATTCTCAAAGAGTTGCCGACGGGATTAATGCTAATATTAGAACGTGGTCGGTATCGTTCACAAATCAAGCAACTGCTATTGATGCAATTCAAACATTTTTAGATACCGAGGCTGGCGTAACAGCGTTCACATGGGTTCCACCGGTTGGGTCTTCTGGTAAATGGTTGTGTGAGAGTTATTCCAGGTCTATTGATGACTTCGATAATGAGACTTTATCTGCCACATTTACAGAGGTGTTTGGAGAATGATCACAACTGATTTACAACTATTATCTGCCGGAAGTATTATCGATTTGTACGAACTTGACGCAACAAATATAACTGGCGGCAGCTTGTTTAGGTGGGCTGATGAGGTTAATGAGTTAGGAAATGATATAATCTGGCAAGGCAACACTTATGCGCGGTTCCCGATAGAGGTTAATGGTTTCTCACGTAGCGGGACAGGAACACAACCAAGACCAACAATCAGAACATCAAACGTTGCTGGATTGATAGGCGCACAAGTTAGAGACTTTGCTGACTTGATCGGCGCTAAATTCACACGCCGCCGAACGTTTATAAGGTATCTTGACGCTGCTAATTTTGCTGCTGGGAATCCTAGCGCGGACCCAGCAGTGGAGATGCCTGATGAAATTTGGTTTATAGATAGAAAGTCTGCCGAAAATGGAATCTTTATTGAATTTGAGCTAGCATCAGCGATGGATTTAACAAACGCAAAAATACCTAAACGACAAGTCACTCAAAAAGTATGCGCGTGGCAATATAGAAGCACTGAGTGTGGCTACGCAGGGGCTGCTGTAGCAGATATAATGGATATCCCAACCACTGATATTGATAAAGATGTTTGCGGCCATAGAACAGCCTCGTGCAAACTACGTTTCGGTGAACTCTCACCGCTGCCTTTTGGCGGGTTTGAGGGTAGCGGCAAATAATGGCAATCAATGAAAATATATTAGAACATGCTAAAGAATGTTTCCCGCATGAATGTTGCGGATTGATAGTTATAATTAAAGGCAGAAGAAAGTATATTAAATGCAGAAACATAGCGGCAGGGCTACAGTTTACTATTAGCCCAGAAGATTATGCTGCAGCAGAAGATAAAGGCGTTATAGATGCGATTGTGCATAGCCATCCAAACTTATCTCCTATGCCATCACCTTCAGATCTTATTGGGTGCGAGCAAACAGGTTTAAGATGGATTATATGTTCGTATCCCAATGGTGATTTTTACGAATTTAAACCAACTGGGTACGTAATGCCGCTTTATGGCCGTGAATTTCAACATGGGACGGTCGATTGTTATACGTTTATTAGAGATTACTATAAACAAGAATTAAGCATTGACTTGCCTAACTACCAACGGGCTGATAACTGGTGGTTAAGCGGTGAGAATTTGTATTTAGATTACATTGACGATGCTGGATTCTATCAGGTAGACGACCTTCAAGAGAACGACATGATTTATATGACTGTGGGCAGCACGGTCCCTAACCATGGCGCGGTCTATTTAGGTAACGATAGGATAGGACATCACCAAACCGGCCGGCTTTCCTCTGTGGATCTGTACGGTGGCTGGTACAAGAAAATTACAACCCACATTATGAGGCATAAAGACGTATGAAGACTATTATGCTATATGGCTTTCTGGGTAAACAATTCGGGCGCGTGCATAGGTACAACGTAGCTACACCACTTGAAGCAGCAAAAGCGCTAAGTGCAACAATATCGGGCTTTAAACATGCCTTTATTGACGGTGGAAGTTATAGAATACTAGTCGGCGGGAATACAGAGTTAAATATTGACGAAACAACTAATCCTGTCTCAAATTCAGAAACAATTAGATTTATTCCTGTAGTTTCTGGATCAAGCGGCTTCACTAGAATAGTGGTCGGGGCTGCTTTAATTTACTTTTCTGGCGGGTTAGCTGCCTCGTTCGGCGCAACAGCAGCAACAGGAACCGCTGCAGCTAGCGCTGGATTTTTAGGTGTCACGTCAGCAACATTCACATCAATCGGGACGTCTTTGGTTATCGGTGGCGTTTCTCAGTTATTGTTCTCACCACAAAGATCAGGCGACTCACAAGAGCGGCCGGAAAATAGACCGTCATTTATGTTTAATGGCGCTGTCAACACAACAAGGCAAGGCAATCCTGTCCCGATTTGCTATGGGCGTATGATTGTTGGATCTCAAATAATTAGTGCTGGATTATCGGTTGAACAAATATAATGACTGTTAAATTAGTTAGCGGGGCAGGTGGCGGCAAAAGCGGCGGCGGCGGCGGGCGAGCACCTGAAGAAGCGCCCGACAGTTTAAGATCAAAACAATTCGCAAGAATTATAGATTTAGTTTCGGAGGGTGAAATTAATGGGTTGGTTGATGGCTTTAAATCTGTCTATCTTGATAATGTTCCAATTCAAAATGAAGATGATTCGTTTAATATAAAAGGAATATCGTTTGACACAAGAAACGGAACACAATCACAAACGCATATTACTGGTTTTCCTAGCGTTGAATCTGAAAACTCAGTCTCAACTGAAGTTACGTATGCGTCTAGCTTAACTAGATCTATAACTAACACTGACGCTGATGTTGTTCGCGTTACTTTATCTGTACCAAGATTAACAATTCAAGACACATCTAACGGTGATATAAGTGGAACATCCGTCCAGGTGGCAATCGATGTTCAGGATAATGGCGGTGGGTTTGTCGCTCAAAAATTATCTAAAACAACGACACCATTAAGTGTTGACAGTTCAGGTATATTATCAAGTTTGACGACTGAGATTATAAACGCTCAAATTAACGTTAAATGGACAGGAGTCGGGTTCGCTTTCCAGTCTATCTCGTATTCTGTTCAATATAGAGTGGTCGGCGCGGCGACTTGGCTTGCATTGTCGACTGGGTCACAATCAGGAACAGGTAGAACGAGAGTGGTAAGTACCACAACAGCGTTTATATTTGAAACTGTTACCACTGCGCCAGAGGGATCTAAAACAACCTCATTTTCTCCAGCTGTGGCAGACTCTTATGAATTTAGAGTAGTTAAAAATAGCGGGACAGGGACCCTTGCATTGTCAGGAACAGCTACAACATGGGCTGGATTTGCAACAATATCTGGCAAAACATCAAGCAGATACCAGCGCTCTTATGATATACCGCTCACTGGGTCGGGCCCGTGGGATGTTAGGGTTAGACGTTTAACCGCAGACAGTGTGAGCCAAACTTTACAAAACAAAACATTCTGGGATAATTATACAGAAATTATAAACGAAAAATTCACGTATCCCAATAGCGCGTTAATGGCGATGTCTATTGATAGCTCGTTATTTAATAAAGTTCCTACTCGCGGATTTGAGATTGAAGGAGTAATATTACAGGTACCGTCTAATTACGATGCGCTAACAAGGATATACACTGGCGCTTGGGATGGGAATTTTATTACTGCTTATTCCAATAATCCAGCGTGGATTTTTTATGACCTAGTTACCAATTCAAGATATGGTTTAGGTGATTTTGTTCCAGCCGCGTTAGTTGATAAATGGACGTTGTTTGAGATCGGTCAATATTGTGATGAGTTAGTTGATAACGGCGAAGGAGGAGAAGAACCTAGATTCACTGTTAATGCTTACCTGCAAACTAGAGAAGAAGCTATTAAAATACTGCAATCGTTATCATCAGCATTTGCAGCGATGGTTTATTGGTCCGCTGGCTCTGTAACGCTAACTCAAGATTCAGTTAAGGAACCAAGTGCATTATTCACTAAAGCTAATGTTGTTAATGGAACTTTTAGTTATGCAGGATCAAGCGCAAGGACAAGATCAACAGTTATATCTGTCACATGGAACGACCCAGACGACTTATACAGACAAGCAATCGAGTATGTGGAGGACGCTGTAGGTATAGAACGATTCGGGTTCATAAAAAAAGACGTTGCCGCGTTCGGTTGCACATCAAGAGGGCAAGCGCACAGATTTGGTAAAGCTATTTTATTCACTGAAAGAATGGAAACAGAAACAGTGTCATTCAACACAGGGTTGGATGGTTTAAATATAACACCCGGAGAAGTATTTCAAACAACTGACCCAGTCAGGTCAGGATCAAGACTCGGCGGCAGACTACAAGCAGCAACAGCAAGCGCCTTCACCCTGGATAGTTCAGTTGTTATTGATGGGGTTTCAGTTTATACATTATGGGCTGTCATGCCTGATGGGACAGTTGAAAGCTCAACAGTAACGGACGGGGCTGGAACAACAACAACATTAAATGTCTCTCCAGCGTTTAGTGACGTACCTCAATTACAATCTGTTTGGGTTCTCGGCGCTTCAAACTTAAATCCTGAAAAGTGGCGAGTTATTTCAATATCCGAGGATGGCGTAAATGCTTCTATTGTCGGCTTAGAATACAGAGCTGACAAATATGCAGCGATTGAAAGTGACATCAAACTTGACCCGATCCCAATTTCAAACATTAGATTAATACCTACTGCGCCGACTAGCGTGACAATTGAAGAATCATTATATTTAATTAGTAA